AATGTGTGTTGTAAAAAGTCTACAGGTAAATGTTTAACTAATCCACTTTTTGCAAAACCATTAAACATATGGACAGCAATACTAAACGCATGATCATTCCTAAAGTTATAAGATGTTATTCCGTATAATGTTTTAAAGTAAGGATAGTTTGCCTTAATTGCTTCTAGTAAATTAAAGAATATTTCGGTTTCTTCTGATTTTCTAAAGTAAAAAGCAGTTGCCCAATAAAAATCAATCCCAAAGTCATCTACACGATCAAAACTTGTATCGTGCCTTCCTGTAAGTAAATCTCGACTATCTTTGTTTATTAATAAATCTTCTTTGTGATTCCAAATAGCATTTAAACTATCGTTGCAAATTAAATAATCAACATCAATCACAAGTGTTTCATCATATGGAGATTGATTATAAACTGTTGATCTATTGATATTATAAAAAGGTAATAAATTTACTGTGTGTCTGGTGTCTCTGTATCTTTTGTTATTGTCTACTCTACGTCTTGGTGTAATCTTTATTTGTTCAAAACTATTATCAATTATATTTTTATCCCAAGTATCATTCATATGACGCATTGTTCCTTCGTCAGTAATCAGAGTGATAGCATTAACACCCATATGATGTTTTATCATTGTAGCATTGGCAATAGCAACACTTCCATAATCAATTTCTGTATTGTTATGGGCAAAAAATACTATGCCTTGGCTCATGCTGGTTCTACTAATTTTGCAGTTCTTCTTTTGGTTTGCATTTCACTGTATTGTTTATGATAATCATTTGTCACTTCGAAGTATCTTGAAGTAATCTCAGTTAAGAAAGATTTTAAATCATCAATCTTAATTGGATTTTCATTCACATCTAACAATACTATTTCTTCATATCCCTGTTGCACAAAAGTTCCAACAAAGGCAATAAGCTCTTGTGTTACTTTAAATGTGCCACCTTGAGTAGAATATGATAATAATGCTTCACTTTTGTTTTTGAGAATTTGCTTTTGATTAAAGAATGTTTGTCTATAATTGGCAAATTCTAATGCTTTGTGTAAGCGGTCGTCTGTCATAATAACCCTCCATATTTTTAAATTATACTTGAAAAATGGTTATATGTCAAACGAAAAGTCAAAAAAATAGGGCGTTGCCGCCCTATTTTGTAATTTAATATTAAATTAGTTATTATGCACTAACTTCAGTTGTTGTTGAGAACGATGGGTTAGCAACTTGTACAAATGAGGCATTGTCTGCTCTCAATGTAGTAATTGTGCTAGTCAACGTACCATCAACTGTATCAGCGCCTGTCCAACCAGCACCTTCATTTGGAGCGTTACCTAAACCGCCACCAGTGTAGTTACCAGTTTGTGCCGCGTGATCATCATTGAAATTTGCTTTAAACGTTACTACAGTTGCAGAACCGTATGCCGCATCTGCTTTTGCTTGGATTGTCCAATCATTAGCTGAATATGATCCAGCACCTGTTGCCGTAAAAATTTGTTGATATGATGTTGTTAAATCATCAAAACCTACTGCCGCCGCTGTTCCACCTGAACCAGTGTATGTAGTTGCGCCTTCGGCAAATTTTACTGTACCTGCATTTGACAATAAGTTAGTCCAGTCAGTGTTTTGATCTGTTGAAGAACCACCTGAACGTGATCCTGCAAATCTTACTTCACCGCCTGAGTTAAAAAAGTGTCTAGCCGCGTTTGCTGAAGCAAACGTTACTGTAAACTCGTGATATACTGAACCTGTCCAAGAAGTTGTTCTTGTTGAAGTTACACCAGTATCAGTTGCCATGTTTGATGCATCTGCTGTTAGTTTATTTGTCGTAATTAATGTGATATCTGCCTCTAAATTTGATAACGGAAGAATGTTACCACCAACTGATACAGTGTTTGACGCATTCGTCAATGTCGTACCTTGGTGATTAGCACCTTTCTGTAAACCAGAAAGTAAACTGTTCCATTGTGCCGCTGTAATAGTATCACCTGCTGAGATTGTCGCGATCTCACTCAACCCGTAACCACTATCTGCAGAGCCAGTACCAATAATTGTGTTCACGTTTCCAGCAAATGTATTATAATCACTTGCTTGAATTGTATCACCTTGTTGGTATGCCATATTATATCTCTCCTATTGCAATAGTATTTGTGTTCATAGCATTGTTTTTAGTCTTGCTATGAAGACTTTTCTTGTTTGTATGAGATATACAAACAAAACTTGTTTGTGCTGTATTTTGGATTTTTGTTTTTGTTATTATTGTCATTGTTCTTATCCGTATACTGCTAATTTGTTAAATGTTCTCCACTCAGTACCATTGTACATCAATGAAAGTTGTTGTCCACCTTGGTTGAGTGTTAAGTTCGAACCGGAGCCGTTTATAGTTGCACTATTTGGATTAATAATACAAGCATTTGAACCCCATTGGTGATGTGAGTCAACTAGAGTAATAACTGAACCAGTTGATAAACCTGATGTTGATGGAAGTGTAATTGTTACTTGTCCTGAAGTTGTGTTTACTCCAACCTGTGCACCTGATGATGCTGTTGTGTCTGTTGCTACAACTGTGAACGTTGTACCAGACGCTGTAATTTGTGACGCTGTTTGACCATTTAATGTGTCTGCGTTAACACCTTCGGATAATAAGTTATCTTTAACATTAACACCGTGTATCAAAGTACCTTGTGTTGATGTTGTTGATGATGAAACTGTAATGTTTGCTGTAAATCCATCGTATATTGCTTGTTCAACTGAACCTGCATTATTTGGATTAGCAAAACTAAAATGTGATGGTGACCAAACTTGAATAACATCTTTTGTTGTACCATCTCCTGCTGTTAATACTTGAGCAACTACTTCAATTGAACTTGCTACACTGTAGCCGTTTTTGTTTGCCGCATTGTCATCTACTTGTGATGCTGTTAATGTAGTAACTTTCATTTCAGCTTTTTCAGATGCTCTAGAAAATTGTTTCCAACCACTTACTGTACCATCTGAGTTTACATTTAATTGATTAGTTGTTGTGTTGTACCATAATGCACCTTTTGTATTAGTGTGTGATGATGCACCAACTTGTACGTTTAATGCATGCCAATTTGTCGATGAATTATAAACTTGTAATGATTGGTTTGTTGTATCCCAAAAAAGTTGACCTTCTAATGGTGCTGTTGGGGCTGTAGTGTTTGCGTGATTTTCTAAAAGTCTTACAAAGTTTTCAGCAATGATTTCGCCATAACCAGTAAAGTTTTTACCAATTAAAGTTACACCACCTATCGCGGCAGTAGTACCGTTGTTAACTGTTGAAACCACTGTAGTTCTAGTGTTGTTTACTGTATATGACATAGTCTTTTGCTCTCCTTGTGTTAGGTATTAATATATACTACCTACTTTATATTTATAATATTACTATCAATTTTCTACAAAAACAAGCGAAATTATTGTAACTGAACTCTAATAGTATATACAATTTCTATCACCCTGTTTAAACTTTTTTGAACCGGGTGGAATATAACATGTGTTAACAGATATTCTTGACTTATACCGCCCGAGTTATATGCGTATATTCCTAACTCGTCAAATATAAAATCTGTAGATGAATCTGATGTTGCTGTATCTGATGTTGCTTGAGTTGAAGGTTCACCAAAATCTAATGTACAAGTAATTTGTAAATCAGTGTATGAACTTGAACTTGTAACAATACTAACATTATTTTTACTATCTGTACCTGCACTTTGCCCAATTAACTTTTCATAAGTTTTGTTGTACAATCCTGCTGAGTCATCTCTAATAGTACCTGTGTTAGTTGTTTTGTAATTAATTTCACCAGTATTTAATACATCTGAACCACCATTACCAAATGCCATGTGGTATATACCGTTGTTTTCCGTCTGCCAATATGACATTGCGTTTGCGATAACGAACGCCATGTTTCCAAAATGAATTGCGTTACGTTTGTTTACTAATTCTTCACCTGTTTCGGCATCACGAATTAGCAAGTGTCCTTGCATTTTTACATGGGCACCTTCATCAACGTGCTTATCATTTTCTTGGTCTTTTTGCTTATCTTTGTCCATTGTATTTTCCATATTAACTTATATTATATTTAGCTTCTGTATTATATACATATATATTTATTTTAACTAATTGTCAACACATTTGATGAATTCCAAGGAAGATACAAAAACCTGTTTGGACCACCCTGTGAGCTGGTATTATCACTATAATCTGTGCCTGTACCATCACCCATATCAACTAATGCTTGTGAATTATCTGTTAAAAACTTCTTACAATCGGCTGTTGTTGCTTGTGGATTAACTTGTAAGTATAGTGCAAGTATGCCACAAACTTGAGGACTAGCCATACTAGTACCACTTATTTTAGCACTTTTGTAGGATGAATTTCCTGGGTATGAAGTGTTTGTTGAATATCCTGTTGAATTTGTTGCGGCAGTTATGTAAGACCCAGGAGCAAAACAATCAATCCTTGGCCCTTTTTCACTTGATCCTGAAACATTTTCCCAAGACTGACCATTACTAAATGCTGATATGTTACCAACCACAATTGCATCATTGCTATGTGGACTACCTGGTCTATGATAGTAAATTGGATTTCCAGCCGATACTTGGCCAGAGCCCCATGACTGCGAACATGTATAGTAGTTGTCATAGTCTGCACCACCTGGTACATCTTGTTTGTGATAATAGTTGCCCGCGGCCTTAACATATATAACACCGGCATCTGTTAGATCTTCACAAGCGGCATCGATTGCTGTTACTCCATACATATTATGAGTACTAACTTTGTTTCCATAATCTACATCTAATGAAGTTCCTTGATCAACCCCTCTATAGTTTACTTCAGTTACTGTGCCACCCTGACTGCTATAACCTGGATAGTACCATCTATATCCCCAACTTGCATTCACAATAGTTGGTCTTTTAAAACCTGTGTTTGGATCAACAGATTTTTGTTGATGCCAAAGTCTAATTAAATCAAATTCGTCACCGTCTGCTATACCGCCACTTGAATCAAAACGTATGCTGTGAATAGTTGCATTCTTGGCCCAACCATAAAGTTTTCCTGCCACTGTACTTGCAACGTGTGTACCATGATTACCAACGTCCCCATAATGGTTCGAACTCATGCTACCACTTTGTCCTGTAACTGCGTACCAATCATGTTCTACAAATCTTGTGCTTCCGTTGGCATCTTCGAAATCTGGATGTCCACTCATCACACCATTATCTTGAATCACAACGTCGACACCTGTGCCATCTAAATTATAATTATAATCGCCACCTGGACTTGCTTCAATTACTGCTTGAGTGCATCGTCTTAATGCCCAATTAATATGTGTTGAGTTAGTAGATGAACTTCTTGCAAACACACCTGTTTGTGTTGCAAATAATTCTTTTGCTTCTTCTGGAGGTAAAACGTCAATACCCATTACTCTTGAATCTGTTTTTAAACGTGTTATTTCTTCATCTGATAAAACATATTCTGTTGTTCTATTGCTTAATGGTTTTCTGTTTGATACATCAACAGTTCTATCTGGAACAATATTTGAATCAACATTTGAATCTGCTGTGGTATCACGTTCTAATTGATCCCAAAACTCTTCGTAGTTAACACCTTTGTTTAATGTTACTAAAACCGGTTTCATTAGCTCAAATCAACCCAACTAGTACCGTTATAACCTTGAAACTTGCTTGTGTCTGTGTTAAAGATCATATCGCCACCTGTTGGTGAAGAAATTGCATTTCGTTGTGCTGTTGTTATTCTGCCAAGTCTAAAAGGTGATCCGCTTACTTTTGTTCTATTAGATGCAGTAAGTGTAATTTCAGTTCCTGTAAAATTTACTGTGCCTGAACCATTTACTGTAAAGTTACTTGTTGTTACACCTGCAAAAGTTACTGAATCAGATGTGTTTAAAGATTGATTAGCCCCACTACCGCCTGCAATTGTAATTGTTTTTGTTGCACCTGTTCCACTTGCCGTAACGCCTGCACCAACAAAGTTTAATGATGTTGCCGCAGTTGATAATGATGAACCTTCATCTTGTACTGTTAATGAACTGCCACCTGATTGTGCTACCCAATCATAATCTGTACCTGTCCAACTTAATACCTGTCCACTAGTTGCTGTACTAGTGTTTAAGTGTGTATCAGCATCTGTATTTGTATAACCTGCATTTGATACCCATGCATAATCAGAACCATTCCAACTTAATACATAGCCTGAAGTTGGATTTGATTGATTTAAATGCACATTAATTGATGCATTAAGATCTGTAATTCCATAACCACCTAATGTTGTTGGCTTGCCTGTTAGTGAAGCAAATGATTGTGCCGGTACTGATGTTATGTATCCTGCTGAAGCATGATTGCCCCATGTGTATGCATCATCCCAGTTTGTATTGTTATAACCTGATGGTGTTGCTGAATCTGGTTTCCATTTGAATGATGTTGATGAATGATCATAGTATAAAATTTTTCCATTGTCACCTGCCGCTACTGTATCAACATCTCCTAGTGCAGTTAAACCTGCCGCTGATATCCTAGCATCTGCTCTTGCATTGGTAAAGTATAAGTTTGAACCTTCTGTTAAATCTGTTGTTGTTGCCGCGGCTATACGTGCATCTGCTCTGGCATTTGTAAAGTAAAGATTACTTGAACCTTCTGTAATTTCATCTGTGTTATCTTTTGTTGTTATTGCCGCATTAACAAATGATTGTGTTGCATATGAATTTGTTGATAGATATGTTGCCACTCTACTATCTTTGTAGAATAAATTATTCGAACCTTCTGACAAATTATCTGTAGATGGTGTAACGAATTCAATTCCATTCTCAGCTGATGTAACTCTTAAGAATTGTCCACCTTCTCCCACGTAAGTACCAGGAACGTCAGTTAAACCTAATAATGTTGTTACACTACCACCAACTTGTATACCACCTGTTGTAACTGTGCCGGGTTGCCATTCACTAGCACTTGAATTATAAACAAGTACCTGCCCGTTTGATGCCTGTGTAGGATTAACATTTGATAGTGCTTCTAGTTGTGTTGTAGTAACACCTGTTGCACCTGATACAACTATACCGTCTGTAATTAATCCATGGTCAGTAACTGGAAGTAAAGAATCATTAAGCATTGATGAAAATTGGAAATTTCCTGTGCTATTATTATATGTTAAAACTTTTCCATCATCACCAGCACTAACTGAGTTTACGTCAGTTAATGACGTCATACTCATTGTACTAATTTTTGTTGCTACTCTAGTATCTGTGTAATATAAGTTTGCTGAACCTTCTGATAAATTATCTGTGCTTTTTGCATTAAAACTACTATTAAATCTTGCTTCAGTGTAGAATAAGTTTCCTGCTCCTTCAACCAAACTATCTGTCGAAACTGATTTTAATTCTACTTTTGCATTTGCTTCGTTCCAATATAAAACTTTTCCATTATTGGCATTTGTCCATACAGTTCTATCAAACGTATCTCTAAATGATTTGTAATCTGAAAAGTTAGCGTCAAGTTCAGAAAATGTTAACGCTGATCCTTTATCTGCTCTTAATGTTAATGCCATACTAAATTCCTATACCAAATTCACCCAAGCACCGTTTTCGTAACCTTGGAACTTATTATCTGTTGTATTATAAATTACTTCTCCGTTTGAAACACCAGATAATGCATCTCTGGCCGTTGTTGTGTAATTTGAAAATGTTATTCTCGCACTACTATCTAGAAGAGACCTAATTCTTGCATCTGCTCTAGCGTCAGTGAAGTATAATTTTGCTGAACCTTCAATTAAATTGTCTGTAGTTTTACCAGCCAATAAGGTATCGAATTGTGTTGAAAAATCTGTTATATCTGATGCTGTTAAAGATTTTACTCTTACGGCATTTGCAGTATTATCCCAATATAATACTTTACCATTATTTGACAACGAATAGTCAACAGTATTATATAATGCTTTAAATGTTTCGTAATCAGTAAAATTACCATCTAACTCTACATGAGTTAATGCTGATCCTTTAACTAGTCTTTTTGTAATTGCCATTTTCTCTACCTATTCCTTAATATTTATCATTCCGCATAATCTATATCTACATACGTATCATCAACATAATCAATTAGATTTTCGTTATTTGTTAAGTAATTTGACTGTGCTGTACCACTTTGTAGCACTGATAACCCGTTACTGTTCCAGAAACCTCTGTTATTACCATTTGGTATAACTTTTGTACCACTATATACATCAACAGCATTAGCATGTGATTGTGTAGTTGTGCCATGTGTACCACGTACAATATCACTTAATACATTGCCAGTTATTTTACTGTATTCAATTCTTTCAGATCCGATCCATATCACACCTGGTTTGTTAGTTACATTATCATCTACTTCACTTGCTATTTGTTTAGGTTGTGGTAGTTTAGTAGCATCAGTGACTGTAATTGTATTTGATGCTGTTGTTATTGCACCATTTAATGTTGTGTGGTCATCAGTTGAACTTGTTGTTCCGTCATCGATAAATTTATCTCTTAAATACTCAACTCTACCGTATGGCGAATAGTGAATTTTATATTGCGAATAATCGCCTGTGCCTGTGTAGTTTGGTGCTGAGCCAGTTACTCCATCATATGTTTTAACTGTAATCATTAATGATTCTCTTGGTGTTATCGGCGCCAGTTCTTCTGGATAATGATCATGATCCGGTCTTGCAAATCCTGCCGAGTCAAGTTGTGATTTTACTAGTATCCATTTTTCAGCATCATAATCTGATTTAAATGTTGATGATGATGTGTGTTCAACATTTGTAAAGTAAATTCTATCGTTTATTAAATCCCAACGTGATGTTTGTAGTGTTGTTTCATTTGTTAAATTCTTGTGTGTTACATTTGCAACATAAACATTATTGTTATCTTTAACAATATCACCAATTACATAACTTGTTGAAGCTGACCAAGATGCAATATGTGTTAAGTCATCGTTTCTTACAAAAGTGTTTACAGTATATGTTACTCCTGACTCCCAATGATTAGACATCTTAACAAATTTTGATTCGTACCAATTTTGTGTTGCATCTGGATCGTAACCAATTTCTGGATTCGTGCTTAATGCTTCCATATCCCAATCTAAACTATCCCAAGCAAAGTTTGTTAGTTCTTGACCAATTCTATCTCTGTTAACTTTGAATCCAATTGGTTGTACATCTAAGTCTTTGTAGAATCCAATTTTGTCAGCAAGTGTAGTTACAAATGAACTTACTGAATCTGCATTAGTAGTATCAACATTTGCTAGTTCAGATGCATAAAAATATTTTCCTAATCTATCAACATGTGTTGAAGTTGGAGCAGTTACTTTTAACTGATTAATTTTTGCAACATCAGTTGCTTCTGTTGTTGGTTCAAAATTAGTATGTTGCCATTTACCAGATTGTGCATCAGTAACAAAGTTACCAGACGTGTGTGCCTGTGTTGCCTGCCAATAGCCACCATTGTATTTTATATTTGTTCCAACAGCATAACTTTGTGATGTAGCCCAATCACCAATAACATTTGTTGAAGGTGACACCAATGTAATTGATGTGCTTATTCTATCAAATGACATTTTAGTTTTAAATTTTGGTGTTGGATTAGTTGTACCTGTGCCATTTGTGTTAATAGTATAATCTGCATTTGCTGTAAAATCACTCATTGCCATATCAGCATTTTCTCTCACAGGAGATTTTTTACTTAAGAAGTTTCTAATTTTTGCACGATATGGTTTTACTTCTTCGATATATTTTCTAACATCATTAAACGGATCTTTTTCAAAAGATGATTTTTGTGATAGTGCTGTATCTTGTTGTATAACGTTTAAGTAAGTTGATTTAAATAACCAATCAACGTGTTGTTGTTCGCTGATTACATATCTAATTAATGCAAATAATAATTCGTTTTGATATTTTAAGTTTTGACTTATTAGTACATTGTCTTTTAATGTTTTGATATATGCACGAAGTTCAGTAGTAAGTGCTGTTGAATCTTCTTCAGTGTATATCGTTGTTTTTAATTTTGCTGTCGCAGTTTGTAATCCTACTCTTACTAATGATAAATTACCACTGTTGTAAGTTGTTGTTGTACCTGCAAGGTAATCAGCATCACAATACTTCCATAGTTCCCATTTTGAATTATAACCAAAATTAACTTTAATAATTTCATCCTGGATTAGTGTAGATGTATCTATGTTAGCATAGTAGTCAACTATACGATCAATAACTGTGTCATCGTTGAACGAAGTGTTGTAATACCAATTTGTTTTTTCATGATATACTGATGTTGTTAATGTATTATCCCAACCTGCATGATTTACATCTAAGTTGATAGAAGTTGTAATTTTATTTAAAACTTCAAATAAAATTTTTCTTGCATTCTTAGAATTTTTAAACCAACTCTGTCTTGGTCTTACTTTTGATCCATATCTATCATTTAATGATAATGACATATCCGGAACTGTATTTCCAAGTATATCAAACCCAACTGTGCTATCGATCATTTTATTCCAAATTTGGTTTGGTATTGGTGCATCTGGATAATTTTCTTTTAACAATAACCATTGTGCATGTTTTGAGTTTGTTTTGTCTTTTGAACGTTTTCTATAATTTAGTTGTAATACAGTATTTTCTTTTGTAGTAAAATCTAATACGTTTGCAACTGAAATTGAATTTTGTGATATTGGTGCAAAATAGTTTAAGCCTTGTGTGATTGGGGATGTAATAACATTTGATACAGTTGCAGTATCACTTATTCTTCCTTCCAAAGCAGGAACTGTTGTAACATTTTTAACCCAATAATAATATGTTGTTGTTTGTGCCAACGTAGATGGATTTGTTTCAACTTTTGTAGCATAATTGGTTGTTGACTTAACTGTACCGGTTCCAGCATAATTAGCCGGAGATACATTTGATTCTACCCACTCATATATGTCAATTTTTGCAGTTGGAAATAATCTACCCCAATTTGATCTACGATACCTATTATCATGTGATTCATAATCAATATATCTTACTGTTGATAAATCCCACCATACTTGCCCAACATATTCGTTCATCCATGGTTTGCTTGTACTAACTTGAATAGTGTCGCTGTGATTATTATAAATTGCAGGATCTACTTCTGATTTGTATTGTATTTCTTTATCTGCTTGTGGAGGTAATATGCCTTTTGCAGGATCATATGGTACAAGTGTTAAGTTGACTTTGTTTGATCTGTCATCATACAAGACTGCTTTTTCAAATTGTTTAGTGTCAACTTTATCTTTTTGCCTACGTTTTGTACTTTCAAAATATGCTGAAGTTGTTTGAGTAGCATCATCATAATCAACACCACTGTGTAGAATCCATTGCTTGTTTCCGTATGTGTTAAGTGTTAATGCAAGTGTTTCGTTTCCACGTATTGAATTATATTTTGAGATGATCGAAGCATTTGCTGTAAATCTATAAACACCCCATTTGCCAGTGTAGTCATCATCTAACCAAACTAAATCACCCTCTTGCCAAATATTTGGATCAGTAAATGTATTTGATAAAAAGTTTGTTAGTGTTGTTTTAATATCAGTTGCAACATAATTTTTATCAGTAGTTAGTCCGCTGTTCAATCTTATATCTTTCCAGTCTAACAATTTAATTCCTGTGCTGTTAATATTTGTATTGTCAGGTGCTGTAACAAACTCTGGTGTACCATCTGCTTTGGTAATTGAATATTGTTTTGATTTATAGTTTAATGTTAATGTTACTGCACCAGTTGTTGCCGAAGATACCGAAACGTTTGCTCTAACAGTGATATTTGCATTATCCGTTATCGTTCCTCCTGCTGTGATATTCGATGAAGCAACTGATTGTAAATTAGCAGTTGGCACTGTATACAATGTTGTTGCAGTTGCTCCATCCCACGATTCAACTACTACTGTTGGCGATGTGCCATCAAATGCAGTTGTCACGTTTGCAGTTAGTTCATCTAAGGCATGAACTTTCGATAAACCAGTATTGAGGTTAATTATGAAATTTGTTTTTGTATCTTTTACAACAATTTGTCCTGTTGCTGTTGATGTTGTACCAGATGCAAATCCTTGGTTACCTGTTCCTGGTGGAACAGTGATTGCTGTTATAACTCCTGTTGATGTTGTTATTCCAGAAGTTATATTAAATGCTGTTGAACCGGTTGAGTCAACTATTGTGATTGATGGTGTTTGATAATTTAAACCACCGCTAGTGATTACAAAATCTAATATTTCACCAAATCTTCCACTAGTTCCAGATCCTATAAATGTAAATGAAGGATCACTATAATCAACATTTACTTTTTTGATAGTTCCGCTTTGGTCAGTAACAGTTATTCCTGTTGGTGCCGCGGAGTAATTTGAACCACCGTTATTGAGTGCAAGTTGGTTGCCACCTGTGCTACCACTTAATGCACCTGTGAAAACAACTGTCGGTGATGTGTATCCATTACCACCACTAGTAACTGTGATTGCTGTAATTTGTCCTGCAACTATTGTTGCTGTAGCAGTTGCACCAGTTCCGTTTGGATCAACAATTTTTACAGTAGGTATGCTCGAATATCCACTACCTGCCGATGTTACTGCAATTGCTGAAATAACACCTGATGTTAATGTAACCGAAGCAGTAGCATCTTGACCGTCATTAATTTTATTAACAGTCATGTTTGCTCCAGTACCTGTTGTACCAGTAAATGTTATGATATCTCCTTGTGCAAATCCATCACCACCTGATGATACTGTCACAGTATTAACTGATCCTGCAATATTACCAACTGCCAGAGACGCACCCGAGCCAGCCACGTTTGCAAATGGTATAGTAACTGTTGGTGCTGTTTCTGTTGTTGGAATTAATGTTAGAATGTGTGTTCCCCATACAGTAGGATCCATTAATAAGTTTCCACTGCCGTCATATGTTTTATGTAATATTAATTTGCTTTCTGTTGCACTGTTTGGTAATCCTGTTCCAGTTATAGTAACTTGCATTGCCGTGTTGGCATCACCATTTGAAATTATGTTGTCGATGTTTACACCAGAGTCATATAGTTTATATGCATTCCAATCTTTTCCACCAACTGTATCTTTTGCTACCCAAACAGTGCTACCAATTGTAACATTACCTGTTTGTGTTCCGTACAAGTTATCTAGTGACGTTGTATCATATGCTTTATATGTTGTGTCATCCAAGTGTACATAACCAGCAGTTGGAATTATAGATTGTTCTGTTGTTGTTGGCCATAAGTTTGCAAGTGTTTTTTCACCTGTTGGTTTTTTTAACCAACGTGCAGTGTCATCGATGTCAATAGTAATAACGTCATCAGTTAAACTATCATAACCTGTTGTTGTAACACCATCTGTTGGTAATATAAATTCAAACATCAACGGATCTGAAATAATGTCTTCCGCTTTTAATCTTAATTCAAGTTGTTGATTAAAATTAGTTGATCCAAAGTCTCCAACTTTAAATGCCCATTCTTCGTAAGTATCAAATGTTTGATCTGTACTTACTGTTGTCGAACGTAATAATCTATCAATAGCATTTGTTGTACCTTTTTGTTTTATCATACCTTGATATAATTTAACTTGGTTTGATTCTGATACTCCTAAATTATTTAGATAATCTCTTTTTTGATAGCCTATAACATGTAATGCCGCATCTCTAAAGTTCGTTCCCACAGTAGATGCATCTATATCATAATAACTGGCAGTGTCGGCAACTGTTTTTTCAAAGTTATTAATTAAACTTGTTCCACTTACGATAAACCCTTCTGCTTGTAATTTACCTGTCCATCCTAAAGTCTTGACTGTTGATAATCGTACCCTTGGTTGTCTTTGTGCTAATAACGTATTATAAATTGTATCATTGAACATAGTCTTATTGTTTAAAGTGATTGCATGTTCAGTTTCTTTGATAAACAATCTTAAACCATATATTCCAATTCCTTGTTTATGAGAGATTGTTACAATATCATCATCTCTAACAACATTCATTTGTTCTGCATCTAATCCAAAGCCTTCTTTGTTTAATGCACTATATGATCCATTGATAATATTTTTTAAACTTTGTACTACCCCGGTTGCTGGCTTGAATTGTAAAGTTGATGCTGACGGACTTAACGTTATGTAATCTCCGTTTTGCCATTTACCTAAACTCCAGAACAAATATTCTTTTGCTGAATATCTCCAATCTAATGTTTCGCCAATATCAGAATTATGTGTGTCAAACAACCAGCCTTGTGTTTTTAACCATTCACCGTAACCGGCAATTACATCATATACTTCTTGTCTAGTTTTAAATACTGTGCCGTAATTAACAAGTACTGTTTTACTATAATCATATTGATGATAATGTTCTACTTCTGTACCACCTTGTTGTGGAAGTTTTTTAATTTGTCTCCAAAATTTTAAATTTGGAGATGTATCAGCTGAAGTAGCCTGATGAGGTATTGTACATTGATAAAAATTTGATTCGTAATTTACAACTTCATCTTTGTGATACATTAATCCTGGGGTGTATCCTCCCGGACTGATATCTTTACCTCCTACACGTACAGTTCTTGATGAGCTGTTTGTGAGTGGTTTAAAAGTTGTAAAGTATGGATTAGTTATGTCATATCCATAAAGTTTAAATCCTTTTGATGTGTTCTGTATAATAATTGCACTGTATGCCGCTTCTTGAACACTTGAACCTGTATATAAATTAACAGTAATATCTTCAGGTGGAACAATAATACTAGTACTTTGACTAGTCGAATCATATGCTTCTGATTCTACTTGTAGTTTAGTAGAGTCAATAAATCCTGCACATCTATACATCAAGTTTGCTTGTATATTTCGTATAACATTACCAAATGCAGTACTAACTTGATTGCCTTTGTCAACAACATAATCTGATATAAAGTTTTGTACACCAGACCTAGAATATCTTACGTTGTTGGCATCAGTTTCTGTGTGTACATAATAATCTATGTTATTTGGTCTTTTACCTGTAGATGTATCAATAGTCTGATTTACATCACTTTTTGACGACTCGATATCTTGCACATTCCATAACTGTTCAATATATAATCCTGGATTAGTTAAGTATAATAATCTTTGTATAGCATATGGATATACCAATGAAGTATAAAATGCATGTTCAACTGGAGCACCATCACCGTAATCCCAATCTGCTTGTGATACTGACTCTGCAGGTTCCGATGATATTATTCCAATTTGTAAGGGACTTAATAGATTAGCATTTGCATCAACAGGAACATAATTTGAAAAGCCTGGTTTCTTGTATACATTGTTTGCATTCAAGTAAGATTGATTTGAATAATTTTCTCTATCACCTGCTCTTATAATTCCTTGCTCAATATCAGAAATCAATTGAGTTCTAATTGACGGATTTGTCCATGTATAATATTGATCCCACCACACTGGCTTTTGTGAAAAGCCTAACATTTCCCATGGATGAGTATGCGGACGATCAGTACCATAATACCAACGGTATATTCCTCTCCAGTGCCCTGGTAATGAATTACCATCTTGATCCACCAGTGATGAATAATTTAAAACTCTCCAGTCAATATTAATTGTTGTTGTACTTCTTCCTGCTGAACTTATTTTTCCTAAAAGTATTTCATTAACTAAAAATCTATCAGTAACATTATCAAGTGTTATTGTGTTTGTATCATCACTCACTGATGTTACTATTCCTCTGGACCCTGATGTTGTGCCGAACACTTCTTCGCCAAGTTGAAATTTTTGTTTCGTAGCAGTTGGCAAATATCCTGCTTCTACGTAATTTGTAACTACATAGTTTGAGTTTGAAGATAAAGTAATTGTTACTGCATAACCACTATTTTCTTGATAGTTGACAGCATTTTCATTTGCCCATCTAGAAAAGATAGGTCTTAGAAGTCTTGTAACTTCATCACGTGACCAAGAAGTTGAATTAAATTTATTTGGTATAATTTGATTGTATTCAAACAATGGTAACTTGTCTTGCTGAGATATTACATGATACATAGAATTATAAATTCTTTTTTCTAGTTCAAGTAATGCTGTATCTCTCATATCGTTGTATTTTAAAACTAAAGAGCCATCATGACACTGTACAAAGTTTCTTGTTCCGGAAGTATATGTCGTATCGTCAGTTAATTCACTTGGTTTGTAAATTCTACCAATACCCAGTGATGCTGGAGTAGGTGGTATCCACGTTGGTTGATAACTATCATAGTATCTCAATGTAATGACATCACCTAATTGTGGTTTCTGACTTGGTGTTCCAAGGAAAACTATTTTTGTACCATTTGATCCAACACTAATAACATAATCATGATTTAATGTTAACTGCACATTATTTTTATAAACATACAGTGCTTTAGTTTTGTAATCAACGTCAGGATTGAAACTGCTTGAAATTTCTAAGCCTGGTTCGTTGTTGAACACAGTTTGAGTAATATTGTTTAAACTAATCTGTGTACTTTGCGAACCCCATGAATAATTGGCTGTGTTAATTGTATAAGACTCAGAAGTAAATCTGTCACCACTTGCAACCATATTAGAGTAAGCAAATGGATCAGTTGCTAGTTTACTAACATTGATATTAGATAATGCACGGTCAACTATTTGTGCTGTGTTTAATGAACTAACTTCTTGAGAATTTTGTATATTGTTTACTGCATTTAAAAACTTTAATTGGAATTCTTGATATCTATTTTTAACAAATTCTAATGCTTCAGGAACATCTAAGTCACTGTTGTTTGTTATTGCCATTGCTTTTAACAATGGAGCATCGTGTTGTAATATTACAGAACCTAAACTTAAATCTTCTTTTGTATCTCTGTAATTATTGTTACCACTGACTGTACCGGTAAATCCTAATTGATTTTGTATGATAGATTTAAAGTGTTGGAACAATTCACTGTATGTTGTTGTGCCAATATCATCATTGGATGCGTTGTTTTCTAAGTTTTTTGGTATTTCATAATAGTTTGATTGCTGTAAAGGTTTTTTACTATTTGTAGCATAAAATATTTTAATAAAATCTTCAGCAACAAGATCTTTAACAAAGTTTAGTATAACACTATCAGTTGTTGTATAATCTGTGCCAAATTTTAATTTCGTACCATTTTTAAAAATTTCCATATCAAGTACAGAAGTTGGAATAGCTTCTAATACAATAGGTGTTGTTATGTTTCTGTTACTCACAACATGTTCTTGAACTAATCTTTGAGAAAGTTTTTTAGTTGGATCAATTATCCATTCGTTTGCATATTTAATTTCTTCAGCGGCCGCTAAAGTAGTTATTGGATTATCAACAATAACAAACTTACCGCCCATATTATTGTGATTGCTACAATGGTAATACAATGTGTCTGGAGCATTTGAAGGAACTTTAAATTTTAGTGTTGTTGTTGATCCACTATAGTATGATCTTGATCCTGAAACTCCGCCTATGTATTCTCCTGTGTATGCACCTTGTGACCAAGCAGTTCCTGTTGAAATATAAAACGGATGGTTAGCACCAGAATAACCTGTTGAAGATGATTCCGGAGAACTAAATTTAAAGTTATACGTGTTACCTCTAACTAAAATTAATGACGGCGTTTGTTTTCCGTCTATGTAATATTTGTTTCCGGATCCGTTGTTGTTAGGATTAACATTAACTTCGTAATCAACAATCTTATCGATTGTTTCTGGATATGTAAATTGTTTATAATATTTGTATCCTGTAATTGTGTTGCTACCATATGAGTATGTGTCTTCATTTAAAAAATTGCAATATTGTATATCACTACGATCAACACCTGCTGAGTATGACAATGGAAAACCCAATTCAGTATCATTGGTTCCGGTTCCTTCTTTGTAACCAAATATTTTTGATCCAATAAAATCTGATGAGTTATATATCGAACTATCACTTAATAAAACTTTGTTGTTATCATATAAATTGTACAATGGTGCTTGATTTGATTTTATTTTTTGTTGTGCTTGGTTCCAATTGTATCCATCATAGTACCATTCTGTACCTTTGTAACTACTACCATTTTTAATGTATACTTTGTCATTTGAATCCAATGATGTTGTTACTTGTGTTAACTTAATGCTTGAACCAACTCCTGACACTTTCCAAACAGATGCGCCAATGCTGAATGTTGAACTAGATACATCCCAACCAAGATCACCACCAGTGTTACCACCGCCACCAGTGCTGGCGTCACCATCAATATCTTGGTCCCATAATGTGGTTCCGTCCCATGGTACGTAGTCATCTTGACTAGAAGCATTTATGAATAATATAGTATCTCTGTTTTGAATGTTTCTTCCGTCAATGTTAATAGTTGTTCTGCCTTCTATTTGTGTTTTAGTTAATGTTGGTTCAATAACTGTAACATCTAATAAATGTTTTTTACCGTAATCGTATAATTCAATATCACGTTTAAATTCTATAATTGGTCTTGTTGCACGTCTTGATGATGAGCGTTGAAATGCTGTCGATGATGTTGCTTGTGCTACATCAAAATTCGTAATGTCCCATGCATCATTATCCCATGCTTGTTCTGTTTCTGTGTCAATAGTTGTAACTGGATAACTGTCTAATGTGTCCTTGTGTACCCATCCGTTTGATTTTGACCAAAGGTTACCATCTGTTGCACCTCGTTGCACAGTTATATAATCTTTGCTAGCCGCTGTTGAATCGTTAATATTTCTTAATGTTCTTGTGTCGACCAATTTAATTTCTTTACCTACTCCTTCAATAAAATACGTTATTGACTTTTGAGTATGTGTTGCTGTTATGGCTCCACTTGTACCACCTGATGTTGTGATTGTTACAGTACCCGGAGTATCACCATCATCCAAAAATGATTCTGTAAGCTCAACTGCTGTAATTTGACCACTGCCGCTAACTGCTGTAATTTTACCAATAGTTTTGCCAGCAATGACAATTGAGTCATTTACTGCATAGCCAGTACCTGCTGTTGTGATTGTTAATGAATCGTTTGTGTAAAAAAATTGATATGCTGTTCCATTTATATAAGAACCTTCAAATCTAATATGTAAACCATTTGTAAAAATTGTACCATCTGGTGCTGTGTATGTTTTCTGACCAATTATATCTGCTGGTAAAGTTATCGATGCTGATGTTGTGCCATCTACAGGTTTCGACGGAAGCGAACTAAACGTTCCACCAGTTTCTGTTGATAAATCATCTGCATAAGGATACCAATAATAGTTTGCATAATTTAAAAACTTGTCCATGTCAATAGGTGGAGCATATGAATAATATGACGACTCAAATAATCTAGATTGTTCGTCGGTAATTCCTCCATCAAATCTAATTTTGTTTATTATATCATTATATGTTGTTTGGTAACTGATATTTTGAGTGTCTGCATTTCTTACTACAGTTGTTGGTTCAAGTTGATAATAAGTTCTATCAACTGATGGTTCACCTATATAGGAATCTTTATTAGAATTAAAAATTCTACCTTGTCTTTGTCCAACGTATCCAATTTCATATTGGCTGTTTTCATTTTTGAACCATTGATCAAATGTAGAATCAAAAAAGTTTTTTAACTTTGTTGATTGTAAAACATATGGAAGTTGTTTAGATGCAATAAATTGCTCAGCCATTGTTTACGACCCCTTTTTTAAATTCTGATCAGTGAATGAATTAATAATTTCAATATTGTCAACTGTTGCTGTTGAATAAAATAATTCGTTTGGATCAGATGTAATTTCAAATAAATCACCAAATATAGATTCTGCATCAGCACCAACAATAACTACTGAACTAATTTGTGTCGATAGTTGGTTGTGTATGTATGCACATAATTCTGTATAGTAGAAACTCTCACCGTAATCCCAGTTTGCAATATCAAAGAATGTTTTAATTGCTGACAACACTCTTGCTTTAATTTCATTGTCTGTTATTGTTGCACCTTGTGCCTTAACAACTTTAAATGTTCCTTGTAATGTAATGTCTGCTGTTGAACCAAATAGTTTTTTAAATTTTGCTGGTGTATAAATTAATTGGTCACCAATTGCTTTGTATGAATTCAATGCTGATGCAAATAAAGTGTTTAACTCTTCAACACTTGGTTCTATTGGAAACAAGTCTGCTGATTGATTGTTTGCTGTCCAGGTTAATACATTATCATAATAGTTGCTAGTCATTACAATTAATTCTACTACATTTGAAATACTAGGATCAATTCTTTGATCTCTTGGAGCAGTGTGCTTCCACTGGAAGAATAACGGATTAGTAACACCACTTGATGTGATAGATGATCTACCAATATTTGCTCTGTAAATTATTGAATTAATTGTTGTTGTATATTCTCCTTGTGAACCTGTTGTTGTTACAAGTGTACCATTGTTATAAAACTTCTTATCAGTTGTTAAAAATTCAATACCAGAATTAGTTAATGCTGATACAACTTTTGCTGTTGAAGATAATCTATAATATGTGTAACCATCAAACTCAACATAACTTTCAAAAGTGATATAATTTTTTGTATCAACAGTGTCTTGGATTAAATCATCTATTGACAACGGATAGTCCGGTGTTCCGTCTTCATCATTATCGAACGGAGCAATTTTAACTTTGCGATCATCAACATACCCATCTTGTTCTATAAAACTATCTACTACTGCTAACTTAATTGTGTCTGGTAATTTTCCTCCTAGTGAATGAGGTGTAATTGTAACTGTCGGTGGAGAAGTATAACCACTGCCACCTGATATAATTGTAATGTTTACAATTGATCCATTGAATATTGTTGCAACTACAGAAGCACCTGTTCCAGTGCCTCCTGAAAAATTAATAATTGGTGCATTAGTATAATCAGAGCCTGTTCTGTTGTTATACGTTATTGCCGCATTGTTAAATGAATTTAAAAATCCTGTTACTATTCCATTAGCAAGTGCTGTTGGATAAACACTTAACGCACCGGTTGTTGAACCAGATAATGTATCACCTGATGTTTGAGCACTAAATGATCCACTAACTTCTGTTAATTGAATTGTTGCTGTACCTACAGCACCAACTTTTACTTTTCCTGTTGCACCTGTGTTTGCTTGAGTGATAGTTTCACCTAGTTGTACTGTCACTGATCCACTAACGTTAAGATTTAAATCAATAGTTGCTTTAACTGTTGCACCAGCACCTTTTTCAATTTGTGTGTTAACATCTGGTAAAATATCAATTCTGTCTTGAACACTTAAACCAGTTTTTGTATCTAATGTTTTGTAATCTTTTACATAAAAGAATCTAACATCATCAGTCGACTGGAATACATAATCTAAACCTCTTGCTGTCAATGTAAATTTAGCATTTGTGTTTGCACCTTTTTCTGTAAATGTAGATTTAATTAACCAACTTGCATCGTTATTGGTTCCTGGTGCACCGCCACCTATACTATTATTTTTACTAGTAAACTCACTTGACGTATCAATGTCGTTATTACTAATTAAATACCATTCTTCTGTTTTACTAGATGAATTATAAAAGTTATAGCCTAGACCAAATGTTGCCAAAGTTGTTGATGATGCAGTTAACTGTGCTAAAATATTTGCACGTTCTGTTGCACTAAACTGTGTTCTAAAATGTGGTAGTACTGTTCTTGCAAGATATCCTGTTGGTATTGATTCACTTAAGAAAACTGGTCCTGTTGTTAGTGATGTTGGATTTCCGTTTGCTGTAATGCTTTTTACTGTTGCCCAAATTGTTTTTGTTGGATTATTAAAATCATCTACAAACTCAATCTTAGAACCTTTTCTAATATAACCGTGCCTGTTAGTTGATGGATCTGTAGAAACTTTTCTTGTTGTTGATGTGTTATCCGTTGTAAAGTATCCGTAAAAACTAGAAGTTGCTGTTGGCATAGTTCTCCATATTGCTGAATCATTACCTGTACCTTCAAATCTAAATGTTCCTACACCAGTAGTTAAATTACTTTCAACATCTTTTTTATAACTATCGAAATAAAAGTTTTGCATTTGAATTTGTTGAATCATTTTTTCCATATCGTCAACAACATTTTCATATGAACTATTATCTAAAACCGATATTGTACTTTCTGATGTATTTGGAGATTTATATGCCATACCATCTTCTCCAATACAATTTACATTGGCAACTGTACCAGTTGGATCTTGTATATCAATAAATCTTGAATGTCCTGCATGTGTTTTATTAATTGCTTTTATCTTTTGTATTCCTTCTACTTTTGTAACAGGAAATACATTATAATCTTCAGCAGTAATCATTCTGTCTTGTGTATAATATGCTTGTGCTGAGTTTCCTTTAATTGCACTCGATGACTCTCTTGGTTGTGAGTTTGTAATAGTATAATTTAAACTGAACGCCATTGTTAAATCAAAATTTTGATTTGCTTTGTTTACATAACCAAATGCAATACCTTTGTTTTGAATATCTGTTGATTGTATTGCTTCACCTTGCGACTTGCTAGATCTATACCAAATTCTATATAAGCCTACTGGTATGTTACCAAATTGTCCATCTGAAAACTGTATTGTAACTTGATCATTTAATCTTGTTTTTACATCAAATATATTTCTTTCACTTAATGCTAAACTGTTATATATAATATTTTGTCCAGATAATGCTGGAACATTTTTCCATGTTGATTCAACAAGACCGTTTTGATCAATTTCTTGTACCCATACATCTGTATTATTAATGTTTGGTGTATCAATATTAACTGTTCTATTTTGTACAGGTTGGTCAAAGTTAAAATCTTGATAATCAATTGCTCCTTCTTTCATGTACATGAAGAATCCGGTTCCATTACTAGCAAAACCTTTTCCGTCATTTTTATAAATTACATTAAATGAATTTAAAGGATTTGGATTTGCTTCTTCAACAAATCCTGCTATATTAAATGAAGCTGGAACAATTTCAAATGTATAGTTTTCGTTGTTTACTTTTGATGTAAACGGATAAGCAACTTGCACACCCTTAACATTATTAAAATGATAAAGGTCGTGATTTAAAGATTGTATTGCTTGTGATTGAACTGGCTTACCAAATTGATTAGATGAATCAAATGATGTGTTTAAAACTGTAATAAACTGCTCGTACCAATTTGGATTATTTGGATCGTTCCAACGAACTTCAACACTACTTAAATTATTACCTTGACTGTCTATTATTGGCTCGTTTGTTTTTATTGCTGTTAGTTTTACAAGTCCACGTGCTGGATAGTTACGTTTTGGTTTGTAACTTAACATGTTTGCAAGTTTTAAAATTGAATCTCTTCTTGAGGCTGTGTCGACAAAATTTTCTCTAGCATTTAAGTCAACTCTAAATGATAAACTTTGACCAAGATATGCTAATAGGTCTATGATAGCAATGAATTCAGATGAGTTAATGTAGTCATTAAATTCTTCTGGATAGTTTCTTTGAATGTAATTTAACATTGACACTCTGATAGTATCAAAGTCATATGATCTAAAGTCTGCGTCTTGGAAACTTCTGTAAATTACTTTCCAGTCTTCTGCCGCAAATAAATTTGATTGTCTAACTAGTTGTCCCATTATTAATATCCGCCTCCGCCGGCGCCACCGCCTGCACCACCACTTGATCCGCTACCTGACCCACCTGTACCGGATTGTAATCCGCCACTGTTTCTAGGCATGCCACTTGCTGATTGGTTCACATTAAATTCAACCATCATTTGTTCGACCATGTTTTGTGGTAATATGTTTATTTTTAAATTTATGATTATACCTGCTTCGAAGCCACTGATGTCTGCTTCTAATAATTCTACTCTTGGATCTTGACCTACAATTGCTTTTGCATCTTCAAGCATAATTTCTTTAGTTTGTTCATCCAAAGGCTCGTAAAGATAATCCCATATAACGCTACCAAACTCTGGCATCATTACACGTTCACCTCTAGCAGTCATAAAATGATTGTAAATATCTTGTTTGATTATGTCAGCATCATATAATACACCATTTCGAGCATTTGGACTATTTGAAGCAAACCCACGATAGATACGTGGAGTAACATAGTTACTTTGTGGGGAACTCACTGTAGAAGCTGGAGAGATTACACGTGATTGGTTCCCTATTGATCCATTATAATTAGTCGGTGTATTAAGTGCCATAATTTTCCTTTAACTGCTGTGTTATTAATATTTATGTACAAAGATAAATGCGTATATAATAATAAACTATTTAAACAACATAAATAACTTTGTTATGAAAATTAAGGATATAGACGAAACATTTAGTGGGTCAATTGCTACTAGTATGGGCAACGGAAACGGGTTCAAATCTGGTGGAATTGGCATGGTTGCTCGTAAAAAGAAAAAATCAAAAACTGAGGACGCACAGATTGGTGGAAAAATCAGCAATACCAACAAAAGATACGGTCCTGCAAAAGGTCCTAAATTTACTGCTGGTGCTGGCATGAAAAATGCTACATATCCACCTAAATCAAAGTAAATCAGTTTAACAGCATATATAACGTAAATCAATAAATACGTATGTAGGTGTATTAAACAATGAAAAAATATGATCAGTACATAGCCGCAGATAGAATAGACGCTCATTTGCATGATAATGATATACACTATCTGACTGGAGAAATTGCTAATGAAAACGTTACTGAAACTATTAAATGGATAATGTCAGCCAATTTAAATAGAAAACCTAAAAAAACATTAAAACTATACATTAATTCCATTGGTGGAGATCTGTATGAATCATTTGCATTAATTGATGTAATGAAAAACAGTTACCATCATATTTCAACTATTGGTATAGGTGCTGTTATGAGTGCAGGACTATTGGTATTTGCTAGTGGTAAACAGGGCGAAAGATATATTGGTAAGAACACAGGCATAATGAATCATCAACATTCAGACGCAATGGAATCTAAGATGCATGACATGAGATCACAAATGAAAGAAAACAACAACTGCGAAATGCGTTGTTTGAACATACTGCGTGAAGCAACTGGATACAGTTTAGCAGATGTTCGTAAAAAATTAAACACACCAAGTGATCAATACTTTACAGCCAAACAGATGATTGACCATAAACTGGCCGATCATATATTATAAAACATTTGATTTTCAAAAGAAATGGTAGTATAATAAGCATATGATTAATGTCATTACATCTGGCTGTAGTTTCACTTACAATTCTGAAATGACCTGGGTTGGCCAATTAGAAGAATTATGGAACGTGCATAATGTTGCTTCGTGTGCCTCTGGCAACGATTTAATTTCTAGATTTGCTATTAACAAATTACAAGAACTAAAAGGACAAAATAATCTGTTAGTATGCCAATGGAGTGGAATACATAGACGTGCATTTTTGTCAGATCATAATTTTGGATTTGACAATGATTCTGATTACTGTTTAAAAGATACAAACGGATGGTGGATAAAAAATGGTGGTAACAATGTAGACAGCAAAGTTTCAGACAATGACGCCGTTGAAAAACATTTGTTTGAACCTTATAGAAAAATCTACAATGAACAACAAGGTTCTATCGAAAGTCTAGAACACATAGCAAGAACACAGTGGTATTGTAAATTACATAGAATACCAATGTTAAACTTTTGGTGGAAAGATGAATTATCAAATATAGATATAGATGCTACATTGGTTGATTGGGATTTGTTTTGGTTTCATAAACAAACAGGTGGAATGGCCGAATGGTGTATAGATGAAATGTGGGATCCGGGATTTGCTGACGGCAATCACCCTACAAAAGAACATCACGATAAATTTGCAACAGATGTTATTATACCTAGGATCGAAAAATTAATACAATGACTCCATTAATAATTAAACAATATATCAAAGAAGAAACAATAAGTCAATTTGTTGACGGTGATTATTATGAACTTGCTTTTTATGGCAGTGATATGTATGAACCATTTATTGATGCAGACTGTTGGTGGGAACCTGGTGTACTTAATAATTTAATTTACAATAATAAAAAACTTGCTATATGTTATATGCGAGAACCTGCGTTCGAACATGATATCCATGTTGAGAAACAGATACTACTAGGACACGATTTAGTAAGTAAACATAATATAGATCCAAAAAATATTATTTACTTTTATTCAACAGACTTAGGAAAACAAACACATAAAGTGGTTGCAGAAAAACATAATTTAGAACCTAAGCCTTTTACTATTATAACATTTCCATATTATGAAGTTGATGCTTACAAAAAAATAATTGAGCAAAAAATATGTGATCATGTTACTCCAGCAGAAACTAAAACTAAAAATGCTGTACGAACATTTTTATCATTAAATGGGAAACCAAATAAGTTTATGCGTTTAAAACAAGTTGCACTATACTGGCAACGTAGATTAATGAATAATGGATTGGTTACGTTAACAAGAACAGAAGAAGACAAGCAACACTTTCCAGAACTTAAAGATTATTATCCATATGTATCAAGTATAATATCTGAAAAAGAATTTGGTAAACTTTGTAAGCACTGGCCTCATTCATTAGATGAGCATAACTTAGAACAAGGATTATATGGTAAACATTTTAGTGGATATCCATTTGATAAAAAACTATTCCAAGATACGTATATAAGTGTTATATCAGAAACACATAGTGGTGCACATGATTGCAATCCACAATTCTTTCCAACAGAAAAAACATACAAAGCAATTATTAATTGTCATCCTTTTATAATGTTGTCAACACAGCATTACTTGAAAGAATTACAAGCACAAGGATACAAAACATTTGCACCATATGTAGATGAATCGTATGACCTAGAGCCAGAAGCATACAAAAGAATGAACTTGGCAATTGACCAAATAGAAAAACTTTCTAAAGAAGGTGTACCAGTTGACATGTTACAAACTGCTGTATACAACTACGCACATCTACAAAGTCGTGTACTGACACATTTAGAGTTAGTAAAAGGATTGATGCAATGAAGACATATTACTTTTGGGTAACATTGCAAAACAAAGCACCTATGAAAGTTGCAGAAGATGGACGAACAGCCAGCGAAGCAAAACAAATAGTTGAAGCGAGATTTCCAAATGCTAAAATTATTTTTGCGGAGGGATTTTAGATGACAATGTTATACAACAGTTATCCTTATTGGAGATACACACCAAGTAAAAACGGAGAACGTGAAGGGTTGTTTGTAGGAGATCCTTTGCCATTAATGATTACTCACGGTCCTCAATATCATACTTGCAAAGAAAATAACAAGCCATGTGCATTTGTTATTGAAGAACTTACTGAGTCAGACTTACCCGGACCTTCGCTAGAAGATGACTTACCTGTTTTTGAAATGCTACACAAACGTTTACAAGATAATAACATAGATCAAAATGACGTACACATCATTATGCCGAGCATAAATTTTAATGAACAATATGATAGATGGTGTAAAGATAGCAATCAAAAATATATTATAAAAAATAGATACACATATCCTTTTTATTTTTTAACAGTACAACGCAGATATGATTATGTACAAGAATTTAATTATAAACGTAATAAACATTTAATGAGTTTGAATGGTGCTGTAAAACCTATGCGTATAAAGTTTGTAAACTTTTGTAAAGAAAACAGACTAATGGACAACTATATTAGTTTAGTTAATGTATACAATACAACTAACGAGCAAGTTGAATCTGTAAAATTAGATATCGAGGCAAACGACTTAACTAAAGATGATAAAATAGTTCCGATAAAATTAATGGCTGACAGTTGGTTAAATGTTATAAACGAAACACACGAAGATGATACTATATTTTTTACAGAAAAAAGTTGGAAGCCTATTTTAAACTTACAATTGTTTTTATACTATGGCACAGGTAATCCACAAGCATATTACAAACAATTACAGTCATACGGATTTAAATTGTACGATGAAATTATTGATTATAATAATAACACCAAAGACGAAATACTAAAATTTTGCAACACACCATTAGAGCAGATTGCTGTTGATATAGAAAAAGTTAAAGACAAAATGCTTTACAATCAACAGTTAGCACTTGACACTGATTGGCAAACCAAGTATCATAAGGTTATATATGAACAGATATCTAATAACATCGGGATGTAGTTTTACAGCTCATGCTGTTGAACCAAACATTGCTTGGCCAAATCATATTAAAGATTGGCAAGTAATTAACTGTGCAGAAATGGCCAGTGGTAATGGTTTGATTAGCAGAAACTTAATTGCTACTGTTCCTCATTATGTTGACAATAATCCAACTGTAGCAGTGATGTGGTCAAACCCAAATCGCTTTGAATTGTTTTACAATCAACAATCAAACAACTATGATAGAATTTACAAAGACATGAAAGGTAATGGTGGATTCCAAAATCAACCATACACAGGTAAATGGCAAACGCACGAAACTTCTAACTGGGTAAAAAGTGGAGGAGGATTTGGTCATTGGGAGTTTGACAGCAAAGAATTAAATCAAGATATGAAGTTATACATCACTAACTTTCACAACGAAGAATTACAATTTATACAAACACTAGAACATATATTAAAAATACAATGGTATTGCAAAGCACATAATTTAAAATTAATCAATATGTGTTGGCAAGATATATTTACTGGACAAAATAATCCAGACGGAAATAATTCAAACAAACACGGTGACTTAATTGTTAACAGTTTTGAAAATGCTGTACACTTATGGGAACAGGTCGATTGGTCAACTTGGTGGTTCCACAACAACTACGGTGGTCTAAAAGAATGGTGTACAGATAATGGTTATGAACAATTTCCTGGAAGTCATCCTACAACAGAAGCACAAAAACATTTTGCAGAATCAGTAGTAAAGGAATTGCTATGAAAATATTAACTACAGGATGTTCATTTACTCATGCACCAGATAGTTGGGCAAACTATTTAGAAAAAGATTACGACTTAATTAATGTCGCACAAGGCGGAGCAGGAAACGAAATGAATATTAGAAATGCAATGATAGAACTTTACAAAAACAGTTACACTCATTGCATTGTACAAATATCTGGTATTAACAGATTTGAATTAGTAATAGACGAACACATAGATAGTCAAAATGTTTTCTTGGTTCCAAACGAACAATATACTTGGATAAAAAGTACAGGTGATCAAGAGTGGTGGCATTCTTGGGCTAAAGAAAATATAACAGAAGAACAAACAAAGTTAGTGACTAATGCATTAAATAACTATATGAAGCATTGCTATTCAGAGCATCATCAAATTTTAAAAACATTAATGTCGATAGTTCACTGCCAAACGTTATGTAAACAAAAACAAATTAAACAATTATATTTTTGTTGGAAGAAAGAATTATGGCAATATGTTGATGTAATTAAAAAATCAAAAGAACTTACTGCTTGGTGGAATCAAATTGATTGGACATTATTTTGGTTTCACGGACCATACGAAGGTTTAAGTGAATGGGGTATTGCTAACGAATTCGCAGGCAATCTTTTGGAAGACGTAACTAATAAACCTCCCAAAGGATGGTTGATGATTGATAATAGAAAAACTATGATTGGTCATCCGTCAACAGAATGTCATAAAGCATTCGCAGAAAAAATTATAAGACCATGGATACAAAAATGATTAATTTATTATATCAAACTTGGATTAACCACGTACCTATTTCAAACAGTGTACCACCACATAAAAGAAAAATGAGTGGCGACGGATACGGTAATGTTAAGTGCAATTATTTAGAAAAAATGTTAGAAGTAGTTGGAATCGAATGGAAGTCGTTGACTGTTGAAAATTTAGATCCGAACGAAATTACGTATTATCATATACAACCAGAATGGATAGACTTGGCTTTCTTTTATGAAAATGTCTTCCATCACATCGATGATGATGTATTAAACTTACTACGTGATCCGAACAACAAAGTAAGATTACTAATTTGGTTCCCATCTGAAGGCTTCCATTTATCAATGCCAAGATTTTTGGATGACATAACTTGGAGTATTAATGATAAAGGTATACCTTTTGAAAAAGTTAGAATGGTATATGGTGATCTTAAAATTGAAAAAAATTACGAAAGATATATGTTTGAAAAAAGATTAAGTGATGATCAAAAAATTACTATGTATCCGTTTAATGTTTTTGAAACAAATTATAGACACGAGTGTGATGTAAGATACTTTATGAGTCATAAACGTAAAGGTGTTGAAGCTGAAAAAGAATTAATTGATCCTAAAGAGCTTGATCGTAATCATATACGTTCACATAAGTTTTTATGTAAAAATGCAAATCCAAGAGAACACAGAATTTATATCATGAGTGAACTATATCGACAAGGATATCAAGATCAAATGATTCATAGTTTTTTAAATAGATACTTTACTCCAGACAGCATTGGCAATTTAAAAAGTTATGTTCCTGAATCAAAACATCATTATTTAGAAACTATTGACGAATATAGCAAGACTTGGCTTAAAGAAAAAACTCCTATAATACTTGATCATAATTCTGATACTATAGGAGAAGACATGAATCAACGTATACTAGTTAAAGAACATTTTACAGAAACTTATTTTAGTTTAGTAACTGAAACTGTATTTGAATCAAACCCTGCTTCGCCATTATTTGTTACTGAAAAAACTTACATGCCTTTTGTAAATTATCATCCATTTATTATAACCAGTGGTCCGGGGTGTTTAACATATCTACAAGAGCAAGGTTATCAAACATTTCCTGAACTGTTTGATGAATCCTACGACGGAGTAACTGATCGATCTAAAAGATTGAGTATGATTATGTCTCAAGTTGAAAAATGGTGTGACAAAGATATAAAAGAATTACACAAAGCATATTGGAGTGTGTGGGATAAATTAGAACACAACCACAATCATTTTTTTGCAAAGAGACATCTATCAACGTGGATGGATTTGTTGAAAAAACTGAATGATAAGTAGTATTATAATGATTAATAACATTCAACCAGAAGTAACTAGAGTTCAAGGTAAGATGCTTATTTCAATGCCACATCTTGCTGATCCTAGATTTTATCATAGTACATTAGCAATGTATAAGCATGACGACGAGGGAGCGGGTGGTATTATTTTCAATAAGCCGGCAAAGACTTTATTAATGAATGACTTATATAGCGATATGGGTATTGCTCTTTTACCGGATATGGGAGAACAACCTGTTTATTACGGTGGTCCAGTAAACACACATCAAGTATTTGTTTTACATAGTAAAGATTATACTGATAGAGATACTGTTCCTGTAACTTCCGATCTTTTTTTAACTACTAATAAACACATCCTTACTGCTATTGCAAATAAAGTTGGTCCTAGTACATATAAAATTTGTTTAGGTTGTGCTGTTTGGGGACCTAAACAACTTGAAAGCGAACTATCAGGTGCATGGCAACACAATGATTTAAGTAGTTGGTTATACGGTAATATAAATGCTAGTGATGTGTTTACATCAAACAATATGTGGCCGGTATCAGTTGAGCGATATAGCAAGGGAATTGCTAACAATATTTTAGATTTTATGGAAAAGAAACATGCCCCAACAGATAGAACACAATAACAACACATATCTATTTTATGATTTTGACTGCGGTAGAGATCGCGGCATGGCAGACTTACGAAATACTATGCCAGAACATCTTAAGAAAAAACAAAAACCATATATTGTGATATCAAATGCATTCGAAGGCGAGATACATTTTAAACAACCTGATACATTTTTAGAACAGTTACACACTCTCCTTAAAGAGTATCCTAGTGATAAAGTTGTATTAGTAATGTGTGATGCCAATTTAGATGCAAACTATAAACGTTGGTGTAAAAATTATAAAGAGAAAATAGTGATAGGTCATAGAATATATTTTCCATATACATTATTACAACGAACAATTAATCATTTTAATAGTATCACAAACAAGAAAAAACATTTAGCAAACAAATACAAGCATTATATTTGTATGAATGGTGCGGCAAAGCCACATAGATTTAGAATGGTTGAAAAGTTATTTTCAAATGGTTGGAATGAGCAAGGACACATAACATATCTAAATAGGTATGGTGCAAACACAAAACACATGGCTAACGAAAACTTCCAAGGACAGGAATTACTATTAGACTTTAATGCTAAAACAATCGACGAGCAAAGTAATCAAGAAATACTACCAGTACAATATAAACAAGCAGTATTTGATATTGTCAACGAAAGCATTGTAAGTGATACTAGTGTGTTCATAACTGAAAAGATATGGAAGCCTATATTACATAAAACTCCGTTTGTTGTTTTGGGATCAAAAGGAACTTGCAAACACTTAGAAAAGTTTTTTGGTTTAAAAATGTTTCCTAGTATGATTAACTATAGTTTTGATTATGTTGATTATCCTCAACGTTTTAATAGATTGGTTAACGATAATTTAAGACGTATAATGGATACTCCATTGGATGATATTAATGCATGGTTGAATAATGCAAAGACACAAAGTATTTTGTCACACAACCAAACTAAATTAATTAATACAAAAATACCAAGTCTAGTAGATCATATAGATGAAAGCATACATGGATAAAGATTACGCATTAAAGAAATCAAAACGTTTTTGTATGTTGCCTTGGACACACTTGCACTCATGGCCAGATGGTAGAGTGTTGCCTTGTTGTATGGCACCAATGGATGAAATACTTGGTAACTTAAAAGATCAATCGTTTGAAGAAATATGGAATTCAGAAAAACTTAAAAAGATGCGTGTGGCTATGATTAATGACAAGCCAACCAAAGAATGTACTCGTTGTTACTCCATGGAGAACAGTGGATTGAATACAACAAGGACTTGGGCCAACGAAGCATTTGAAAATCATTTTGATAAGATAGGAACTACAAAAGAAGATGGCACAGTTGAAAAAATTAACTTGCCTTATATTGATTTTAGATTTTCAAACTTATGTAACTTTAAATGTAGAACATGTGGTCCTGATTTATCATCAAGTTGGTATGATGACAATGTAAAATTATACGGTCCGTTGGATCAACCAAAAGTTATACGACCATACAAAGACGAAGAAACATTTTGGAAAAAAGTCGAACCATACATGGACGGCTTAGAAGAAATATACTTTGCAGGTGGCGAACCACTTATCATGGAAGAACATTATAGAATTCTTAAAAAACTTGATGAACGTAAAATGTATCATGTAAGATTAAAATACAACACAAACTTTTCACAAATGACATTTAAAAAATTAGACGTCATGGAAATATGGAATCGTTTTGAATCTGTGAAAATAGGTGCTTCATTAGATGGTATGGGTAAGCGTGGAGAATATTTACGTAAAGGTCAGTCTTGGGAACAGGTTGAAGAAAATAGAAAACGTATGTTTGATATTTGTCCTGATGTGTATATATTTTTAGCAACATGTTTAAATGTATATAATAGTTTTCACGTGCCTGACTTCCATCATGAATGGATACAAAAGGGTTGGATCGATGCAGTTGGTGGTAGTTTAATCAATCCGTTGTTTGTTCCAGAAGAACTTTCTATACAAGTGCTACCGTTGGAAATTAAAAAACGTTTAGAAGAAAGATATCGTAAAGAACAAGAATGGTTTGATACTTACACAAACAATAAAGAAAAACGTTACGACAAACTAATTCATTTTATGTATGAAAAAGATCATTCACATCTATTACCAAAGTTTTGGGAAAGAACTGATATGGTTGATAAATTACGTAAAGAAGATTTTATTTCATTGTTTCCAGAACTTGCTGACCTAAGAACTCTTGCACAAGTCTAGTGTTACCTTGCTTACCAAAGTGATATCCGTTATCAATTTGTAAACTTTTAAAAGTCGCATCATCAAATAAATTTTCAACTGATGGAAACTGCCTAGTAGGAAATAGTTTTGTTTTCAATTGTGGTTTATAATTTAGCCAATAAAAAGGAATAACTTTTTTACCAAGTGATTCTAAATAATTAATTAACGAATATGTTTGCTGATAATAAAAATATGTTTGATGATATGAGTCTTTTGATTGTTCGTACCAAGTTGCTAGATAACTTTTAAAAGCATCAAATGTTAACGGTGGTACGACTTTATTATTAATTCTACTTTTCCATAAATGTTCTACAAACCATGCCCATGTTTTTATATCTCCATGTTCACTTGCACCAGAACCTAGTCCAGGACTTAAATGCACAAACGACATGTTATTATCCCAAATTTTATGATAATCATTTCCATATTGATCTATACCAAAATTCATTTGTTTTTCTTTTTCATCAATAGGATCTAAAACTAATATAGTTCTGTCGTGTGTTGTAATTTGTATCACAAAAATATCTGGATCATAATTTTTTAAAAGATAATCAGCAACAAAATGATAATACTCTATACCTGCTCCTGCTCTACCGGCATTATACATAGTATTCTGATTTCCACTATTAGTAAGCCATTGATTTAAAATATAAGGATATGTATCTTTGTGTTCAAGAGGTTCACTATTTTTTTGTACACCTTCTGTCCAAGAACACCCTAGGCATGCAATCTTAGTTTTACTTTGCATATTCTTTTACTTTACCAAACATGTTATAAGCACCATTACGTCTGTTAGGAGATAATATTGATGTTAATTGTAATCCTTCAATTATACTATCTACATTTGTATTTTGTATTTCTTCTTTAGTTGCATTACTAAAGATATCGGCAACTAGTGATGCTACTCCTTTGGTAATATGTGCATCTGAATCTGCCATAAATGTTAATACATTGTTATCATATTTTGGAACTAACCATACTTGACTCATACACCCTGGCACCTTAAAAGTTTCAATCCTAAACTCTGTCGGCATGGTTGCTCGTGATCCTAAGTCAATTAGATACTGATACTTGTCCATATTTTCAGTAAGCAGTTCCAATTCTTCTTTATAAAAATTATATTTTTCTTGTATAGACATTATATCCTTTTTGTGCTATGTTAAATACAACTATGCAAACTCCAAAATCATTCTGTATATTACCATGGATCTCACTAGAGTCCACTGCGGCCGGATGGATTAAACCTTGCTGTATGTATAATAATAACATGACTGATGGAAACAAGCAACCATTTAATTTAAATGAAAACGATTTAAATGAAGCATGGGACAGTGATTATTATAGAAATCTAAGACAAGATTTCTTAGATGGTAAAATGCCTAGCGGGTGTGGTAAGTGTTGGTCAGAAGAAGCAAGTGGTAAAACTTCAAAACGTATTAGAGACAATGCTAGGTTTAAACATCATATTACAAAAGAAACATTGGAAAATCCAAAAATAAAATATTTAGATTTAAAACTAGGAAACATCTGTAATTTAAAATGTCGTATATGTGGAACGCATTCAAGCTCAAAATGGATTGCAGAACAAAAGCATTATGATAAACAAGATAATATAAATGACGATCACGTGAGACACAGTTGGCCTGAAACTAATAAACAGTTTTGGGAACAACTCGAAACTATGTTGCCTACATTAGAATACATCGACTTTACAGGTGGTGAACCATTTATGATCAAAGAACAATTTGAGTTGTTAAAGTTTTGTGTTGAAAAAGGTTATTCGAAAAACATAGGAATACACTATAACACTAACGGAACACAATTACCAAATGAAGCACTTGAATCTATATGGCCACACTTTAAATCAGTTGATGTACAATTTTCAATTGACGGCATCGGTGAACAATTTGAATATCAAAGACATCCTGCTAAATGGAATCGTGCTGTAGAAATAATACAAGCATTTAAAGATAAACAAAGTAAAAAATTTACTGTCGGCATCTGCCATACTATTAATATTTTTAATGTGTATTATATTCCAGAGTTTCTAGAATGGGCAAATGATTTTGGTATAAGTGTTTACTTAAACAACTTACATTATCCTATGCACTATAATATTAAATGTTTACCTAACAATGCAAAAAAAGAAATCATTAAAAAATTAGAAAACCACAGCAATCCAAATGTAAAAACTTTTATTGATTACATGCAACAAGATGGCGACGGGTATCATGATTGGATGAAATTTGTTAAGTGGACCATACGCAAAGATGAATTTAGAAAAGAAAAGTTTGGTAGTATATTTCCCGAACTTGCTGAAGTAACTGAATACAATCATTATATCAAAAATCCATAAATAGTTATGATGGATAACATAAGTAAAACATTCTGTACTGCACCGTGGGTTCATGCCTATGCTAACAAAATCAAAGGCAAAAGAAAACTATGCTGTAATTCAGTTTATCAAAATGATGCTGATAACAGTGCAGTTCCGAAATTAGAACAGTGGTGGAATGATGACTATATGAAAAGCGTTCGCAAAAGAATGCTTAATGGTGAAGCATTACCAGAATGTAAAATATGCGATCCTAATGATAAAAAATCAATCACTGCTGGTTCATACAAAGATATGTGGAATGAATCTTACAAAGATTATATTAGAACAATATTAGAAAATACTACACCAGATGGAGAAACATCTTTATCTCCTACATCTTTCCATTACGAATTATCAAACTTATGTAACTTTGCTTGTCGTATGTGTAGTGTAGAGTGGGCAAGTAAAATCGAGGCAGAAGCGAAGAAACATGAAAACTATCCGTTAAAAGGTTATGAAAGAAGATACTTAGAAGTAGATCATCAGAGCATGACCAAACCATGGCAAAAGAAATTAGAAGATGAGCTGTGGAAAAGCGTAAAGGATAAAACGTTAACAAATATTTACTTCGCCGGCGGAGAACCTTTGATGTGGGATATACACTGGAAAGTATTAACACACTTGGTAGAGTCCGGACATAGCAAAAACGTTTGGCTTAGATATAATACTAATTTAAGCAGAATGCACTACAAAGATTATGATTTAGTAGAACTGTTAAAACAGTTTAAAAGAGTAGACATTGGTTGTAGCATCGATGGTGGAGGTCCTGTTGGAGAATATGTACGCACTGGTTTAGTATGGAATCAATGGAAAGAAAACTTTAAAAAATTATATCAACTACGACTGTACGATAAATCAAGATTTCAAATACATTTAGAAACAACAATAACAACACCGGGCTTGTTTGGAGGAATGCCAGAGCTAATTAATTTTGCAATTGAGCAAGATGCTAGAATAAGAATACACAGAGCAGGTCCCCACGAACCCGACAACTTGATATGTCCTTCTGCTGTTCCAAGATCAGTAATGAACAAGTGCATAGATGATATTATATTAAATGTTAAACAAAAAGATATTCGTGATAGTGAGTATGCTGTTAGTCAGTTGTTGAGAATTAAAGATAAACCTGTGTATGAAGAAGATTTTAAAAACTATCATGCTGATTTACGTAAAGGAAAAGAAAAAGTAGAGTTTATCGAAAATATACGCAAAGGATTAACACTGAAACAAATAATAGAACAAAGTGGTAACCAAGAAGCACTCAACTGGTACATAAATATATAACACAACACAATAAGGAAAAATAATGTTTATAGTTAATTGGATAAAAGGTAAGTGGCTAGATTTTAAAATTTGGAGAGCTTACAAAAAGAAAATTAAAAAGTTAAGAAAACAAGATCCTTTCATTTACAGATAAATGATAAACGACTGGATGTACGATGATTGTCGTTTGGAAAACAACGGACTTATTCGTAAGGGATGTGGATATAATAAGTCATTTAAGTTTAAGGCAGAACTGACCAAAGATATCAATATGAAAACTATATTGTGGTGCAATAGTAATAGTGATGGAAAGTTTGGCTGGTACTTCCAAATAAAGAAACCTACTGCTAAATGGCCAACTAGAGAACAGGCTGTAATATCTTTCCAGAAGAAAATAGATTGTATAAACTTTAAATTAAAACAATTATAGTTGACAAATAAAAAATATAGTATATTATAAAAGTATGAATATTGGTAAACACGAATTAGAAATGGTTACAATCACATGTACAGACACAGGCGTTTCTTCCGAAGCAGAAGTATGGAAGCGTCTTCCAAATGGTGATATCCAAATGCTATTAGAGAATTCTATAAAGATGACTTTTAAAAAATATAATGGCAATGTTTGGACTTGCGAAATGATTGGTAAAGAGTTTGTATATGATATTAGGCAACAGAAGTAAAATACTAGCACTTGTATTAGTATTTGTTCTGGTAGGGTTGATTCCTTATGCTATAGGACAATGGATAGACGGTGATAATCTATTGTTTGGTTTAGAGCTCAAACCCTTTTGGCTCTTTCAGATAAGAGAATGTTCTGCTTGTTAAAGAAATCTATAAAGAAATAACATAAGTGATCCTGTTACTGCTGTACCAACTAGCATAGACAACCAGAATCCATACTGCGAAATCATAAAAACAAACACTGGAAAGAATAATAAACTGATCAACACAAAGTATACTGTGTGTATACTAATGGTTTTAAATGTTTGTACATCAACTCCTGCATAATACATAAACACAAATGAAACAAATGTTGCTAATGGTATGCCCAATACAAAGGCTCCTATAGTAGGATAACGTTCACTCACTGTGCTGACAGTGGCAATAACGATTCCGCCTATGATTGCTTTGATCAGTAATTCCATTAAATGTGGCCTTTTATCTTCCACCATTCTTTTTGTTGTACATCGTGGCATCTAGACATCATCACACCTGGCTTTGGCATCGCATTGAAAAATTACATTTGTTCTACACACTGTTCGTTTGTATCGTAGAACTTGCGTTCGCTTTCGTACCAGCCACCTTCCGGTCCTGCTATAAAATATAATATCACTAGTGCCCATTTCATATTAGTACTTATCAGAGGATGTCAACGACTTTAGGCAAAATATAGTTGTTAAAAACCCATTTGTTTGCTTTAGGACTCCAATGGTCATCGTCTCTAGAGATAATTAGATCATTGTCAAAATACAATTGTCGTTGTTGTGTTGATGCGTGGCCTCGTGGTGAATGTGTTGGTTCTACTCCATGGGCTAATAAAAGTTTACTATACGCATTTGTTAAATCATCTGTTATTGCCTCATTTGGATTTCTTAATAAGTTTAATTTTATTATGTGTTTAAAATTATACAGTTTATCTACATTGTCCCACCATTTCCTATTATACAAACGATATCTACTAGATACAGATGTATTCCTTAGTGTTTCTAACAATGCTTTTTGTGTAGACTTTGGTATTCTATTGGTTTCATCTCCAAAGTACATTAATTCGTCTGAATGTATAGAATACCAATATGTGTTTCTAAGAACAAGTGTTTTATAATTACTTGATACTTCGTTTTCAAGAGTAAATAATTCACCATCAGCAATACTTGAAAGTATTCGTTGATTATATGTTTCATTAGTTAATACAACATCAACATCTTTCATTTTTGCATCAAGCATGGCTATACGATAATGATCATACCCTCGACCGCCTAGTGAATAATTAATGAATTGGTGCTGAGGGAAGTGTTGTGATAGCAAGTAAGACCAATGATTTTTTTCTTGGCCGTCTTGACTGTATGCCGAGAAACTATCTCCAATAAATGCTATTTTCATATTAGTACTTATCGGAGGGGTCATATATTGCATTTTTTGTATGCGAAAATTTTTTTGCAGGGGTGTTTATATTGCATAGTTTGTATTAGCGGTTTTTTGTATGTGCGGTGTTATATATTGTATTTGTGTGTATGTGGCGGTTATATTGTATAGTTTGTATGTGCGGCGGTTATATTGTATTTTACGTATTTGCGGGACTTTTTTACAACGTATAGAAACCTGTTAACACAATGCACTATAGTTCTGTATACGGCTTTGCCTTCTCGCTAAAGGAAAATACACTTACGTGCATTTTCCAGCTCTCGCAGGGACTCTAACTATGGGCCACTATTCACCACCATGTTAAATG